AAGTTTGTAGGCTAAAGTTAAAAGATTTAAACTTAGATGATGCTTTATTATATTACCAAGCAAAAAACAAACCTTTAAAAACGAAACGTATTCCTTCTATATTATTGAATGATTTAAAGAAAATGAATTTAGATAATTATAATCATGATTGTAATTTAATAACTCCTTCGGGGATTCCTTCTATTTGGGATGCAACCGACCAACAAAGAAGGTCTACAATTACACGAAGATTTACCCGTTTAAAAGTAAAGATGTCAGAGGAGGGAATTAATTTAGAAAAAGGGGATAATATATATTCTTTCCGTCATTCTTATATTACTAACTTATTTAGACATTTAAGAACACAAGAAAATTTATCTTTTAATGAGGCAATAAAACAACTTATGCCGATAACGGGACATGATAGCGAGAGCGGTTTAATGAATTACATTCATAAGATTGATGCGGATATTCCGAAAGATTGGTCTGAGAAAATTGATATTGTTATTTAAGTTTACAATGTTTTTACACTAAAAAGGGATGCTCTGGTTCGCTCCGCAACGACCAAGTTTAAAAAGCTAACAGTTACACCCCTTTTAAAATAAAGTTATTTTTAAAAATTAAATAAAGTTTGGTTTTAAGTAGTTATTTAATCCTTTAAAAGACTCGTTTACAAAGCCTCTTCTCCCTAATTTAAAGTTATTCTTTATCCAATTTGAAGACGGAGAAAGTGCGGGATAGTTAAAATAAAAGAAATCATCACTTGAACACATATCAAACAACGCTTGGTGTGAGTCTCCTTTTTTAAATATAACTAAATCAGCTTTTTTATAGATTGAATTTTGTTTACAGTACTGATCTATTTTTTCAGCACCTTTTAAATCTAAGGTAGGTTTAAACCCGAATTTTAAACTCTTATCATCTTTACCATGTGAGATTATAAAACAGATATCCCCCACGTAGTAATGATTTATAAATTTTCTGTGATTGGTAACCTTTACATTTTTAAACTGTAATTCAGCTATCTGCTTAAACGCTTGGTTTACAAAGTACCCAAATGCCCCCGCATGATTATCATTACAAATATTATTAAAATGAATCTCATCGTAATAATTTATTAAACCATGTAAAATCCTTAATCTAAACTCTAAAGCATTATCGAAACTTTGTTCGTTTGTCATGTTCTGAGGCAATGAATGTCCGCCTCTGGTAGTTTGAGCGTTAAACCCATCTAACAAATCCCCTAATTCGTCTATATATAGTATAGTACTTTCTTTCTCTTCTAAAGTTTTAGAGATTATAATATCTGCAGATTTAAAAAGCTCGTCTTTATTCCAAGTATTTTGATACATTGTATTTTTATCTGCATCTGTATCCATTCCTACATGAACATCTGTAATCGTTAAAGAGTCGAAATCTTTTGTAGAGTTAAAATATGGTATTTGTTTTTGCTCAATTGGAACAATGTACTTATTAATTATTTTAGTAAAATCGAAACTATCTACAACCTTAGCAATATTTTCTTTTTTTGGTGCATATTGTACCCATTGTTGCCCCGTAGTTTTTGAAGTAGAGACCTTTATAACCTCAAAGTTTTCTGGGATACCTATTGGCTTGGCTTGTAGCTTTTCAACACTTGATAAAATATTGCCATTTTTATCAAACTTCTTTAAGGTTTCAACAAACTTTCTTTTTCTGGGTTTTATTCTTTTACTTAAAACAAGCTCCCAATCATCTTCTTTTATAACATAACGAGCGCTTGAACGCCCATACTCATTCTCTTTAACTTCTAAATTTAATAAACTTGCTTCTTTACTTGTTAATCTTTTTCTAAGCTTCAAATTTTATTTTTTAATAATTACCTTACTTGCTATCTTTTCAGCACTTCGACCAATAACATAGCCTCCGATACCTAATTGTAACAAGTTCCAGAATTCATCTTCTAATGGCGGAATAGGTAAGCTAAATAAGGGTGCAATAAATTTTACATAAATAACAATAAACCCAAAAGCTAACATTAATATAGGTCTCCAGCTTCTTTGTAACCAATTCCCATTTGCCTCTGCTAAAATTACTTCTGTTTGTAGCTTTTGTAATTGTAATTGTTGCTCTTTAAGTACTTTAAGCATTTCATTTTTTGCGTGTAAACGCTCTTCGTCAGTAGTAAATAAATTATCTATTACTTTTGATATTTCTCCGATTACTCCAGAACTAAACCAATTTAATATTTTATTCATTCCCCCATCTTACTTGAAATTGAAAGAAAAATAAAAACACATTAATCTCTGAATAATCAAATTCTTTATCTGGTTGATAAAATTGCCAACCGCACATCATAGAATTTGGTACTAATATTATTAAATTTATCTCGCTCATATTTATTTTTAAATTACCAACGTGCTTTTTTTCTTCTTACATCATAGTGAACAAAAGTTGCGTAGGCAGATAATCCCCCTTGCAATAACTCCCCTTCATTAATTAGTAAATCAATTAATTCAAATGTTTCTTGAGGTGTTACTCCTTCTATAACAATATCTGAGGCTTTTCCTAATTTATGCTGACTATTTTTCGAGCCTTTTACAACGTTATCGTTATAATCTGGACAACGATAACCGCTATTTATTTTGATTGGATTCCCTATGATATTTCTTAAAAATTGTAATTGATTTGCTAACTTCTGTATATTGTAAAAAACCTCTTCTGGCATTTCGCATCCACAATTACACGTAAATTCTGATTTACTAAAGTTCTTGCTTATCTTCAATTTTTATTTATTTTTCTCATTTCTTTTTGCCATTAAGTACCATTTATGAATAGTGTATAAAAGTACTGTAAGCGTTAAAATAATTTTTAAACCGATTTCAATTGCTGAAAAGTTTAAAGCCATGGCTATACCATTTAAACCGTATATTTTCAAATCAAGTAACTTCATTAGAATTTATATTCTTGGTAGTCTAATCCCATAAATTGGTGTACTCCTTCGCCCGTTGGTATATCTACGGATTTAGCTCCCCATCCCGTTGGATCAGTATCTAAGTCATACCAAACCGCATCAACACAATATTTTTTAGATAAAACTGCGGGATGTTCTTTGCCCTCATCATCGATATAAGCCTCTTCTAAAATGATATGCCCTAATTCTACAATAGCAAATTTGAACTTTGGAATTTTGTTCCCTTCGTCATCTTCTGTAAAAAGAGCGTTGTACTTAGTATCAAACGTTTTTTTGCTTGTAAACTCGTATTTTGCAATGTTAAATTTCATAATTTTATATATTATATTGTTGTTAATGCTTGTAATTCGCTATTTGATAATCTTGTGTTGTAAAGTTTGGTTTCGTTGTATCCAATAGATGGTATTATTAATTGACCCGTAATTTCATTCATTCCAAAACTAACTTTTGAACAAGTTGGAACTGCGTTATTACTATTTGTAAACACTTGCACTCCATTAACATAAAAAGCATAATCTCCAACGCTATAAGCCAAAGCCATCTTTAATCTTCCAGATGGCGGATTGTATGTTATGTTAAATGGTGTTCCCGCACCATTATAAACATTAATAAGATTTGAATATTGATAAATAAGTAATCTATTAGTTGCATCGCCAATGTTTCCAATAGCAATATATCTTGCTGAATTTACTTGAGTTTTTCCAGTAACATCAATAAACATAGTCCCCTCTGTTTGTCCTATAACACCATCTGGAGGAGTTTGACTACAACTTTCAGCTAACCTTGTAACTCCCGCCGATTCTCCATAATTAGGGATGTAACTTGTAGCGTAAGATTGAGCTTCTACTTGCGCTCCGAATATGTAAACACCCGAAGTTCCGTCTCCTTGATATGAAACATTATTACCTACTGATGTTTGTATAAAAAGTCTACCACCACTTCCCGCTATTGCTACTGACTTCGATGTAAAAGAACACCTAAACCAACCATTAGATAAGGTTTCGATAACACCATTTTCAGCCTCTACGCCTAAACTTATAACTCCTGTTTCTAAATTAAAAAAAGCATTTGTGTTACCTTGAAAATAGTTGTCAAGAGTTAGCCTTACTTCATTCCTCCCGTTTGGTTTAACTAATATAGAGCAATTATACTTTACAGCTAAAACGTTAAAGTTTATCTTTGCGATATCGTGAAGTCCCGTACTCGTATCTTCAACCAACTTTAAAGCACCTAAAGGAGTTTCTGCACTTGGCGAGGCGAAACCTTGTACTTCTTTGACTGAAACGTTGTCGATTGAGCCAGTGAAACTGTTGGCAGTTATATAAAAAATATCATTAACAACACTTGAAGTATATATATATTCAGAAACAATTTGATTTGAATTACCTAATCTTCCCGTAACAATTCCCCCTACATTCGAATTAACACTACCGCTTACATATCCACTAATTTCGTAAGAAACTAAATACAATTTATTTACTGATACAATGCCACTTTGAGATAAATTAGCAGTGGATGATGATACTGTTAAATTATTAGTTCCATAAGACCACCCTAACCCTAAAGTCCAACCTGTTGCACTACCTGTAAAACTACCATTAGTAACCAACTCACTCCCCGCAGTACTCGGGTCGCCTTGAATAGTCGCACCGCTTTTAGTCCAATAAGAATTACCAAACGCTTCCGAATATCGTATTAAGTTCGTAGACTGAGGCTCTAATAACATAGCACCTTTAGTACTCCCTAAATAATCCACTCTTGGAATTCCGTTTTCTACCTTTTCAATTAATCCCGCTTTATTTATTCTTGTAGCGGTTGAAGCTCTTGAAGTCGTAAAAGGTAAAGGTTTGAAATTTGCATTCTCATCATTATAAGCAAGAATAGAATCCTTTTTTGCTCCCCATTTACCATCACCAAATTTTAATGTATTTGCCATATTAGTATATTGTATAATTAAGTGCTAAAGCCATAGCGTTAAATGAAGTGAAACTTGTTAATGTCTCTAATTCTAAATCTGTTAAAGCGGTGTTGTAGTATTGTAGTTGTTTTGTTTTTCCATAGAAATCAAAACTTCCACTACCAAAATCAAAATTTAACCTATCTAATCCAATAGGTGTACTACTTAATGATGTATCAATATCGGCTTCAAATCCATTAACCCACAAAGCAAAGTCATTTGCCTTGTATTTTACAAGTATTTTATTGTTATTTTCTTGATTTATACTTGAGGTAGATAAATTATTATTCCCACCACTTGTTAAAACTTGACAAGATAACGTACCATTTGGATTAAAATTAAAATAAATATTATTCACAGATTGACTACCACTACTTAAAGAAATAACTCTCGTAGAACCACCACTTATTAAAGCACTCGTTTCAACCATCAAAACTCCCTCAGAATCGTTAAACGTATCTGCATTCCCAGAACCAGTAGCAGTTTCTGCAATTCGTGTTACACTTGTTCCCGTAGTTGGTATGATGGATGTACCAAAGCTTCCGAGTTCTACTTGTCCGCCCCAAATTTCTATTATATCTCCTACTGTATATAAGTTAACATATAATCTTCCAAATTGAGTTAATGCTGTTGCTGTTGTTTCTATTCTTTTCCAACCATCATTTACACTTACTTGAAAATGATTTTCTTGATTATTTACATTTCTTAAAATAACATTTCCACTCCCATAAACTCTCCTTACATAAATACTATTAGTATAAATTTGACCCGATATAATAATAGGAATAATTGCAACTTGATTATTTGATGCAGTTGATGTAACCCTATAAGCATTTGTTTTACCATTTGGGTCTATTGTGCTTGTGGGTACAAAATTAACACTTCTTGTTGCACCAGTATTCCAAGCAGTATTACTAAAATCCTCACTATAAGTTACAAAATTAGTTCTCTGAGGCTCTAAAAGTAAACTCGGACATCCCGAATCTGTATAGTCTAATCTTGGAATGTTAGATCCTACACCCTCTATTAATTTATCTTTGTTTATTCTTGTCGCAGTTCCCGTCCGTCCAAAAGTAAAATCACCACTACCATCTGAAGGTAATACTGAATAGACTTTATTCGTTCCGTATCCACTCGGAATTAATGCTATTGTTGGTGTTGCCATATTGTTTTATATTTTATTATTAGTTAAAAGTTGAAGTTATTTTATTTACACAATTTAATGCTTCAACCGTTCCGCCATCTGCTAACACCCTTGTATTGTAAGATACTGTTATTGCGTTATATCCATAATCATAGTAAATACCACCCCAACCATTTTTTACAGGACTTCCCCACCAAGTACTATCGTATATTTTACCGTAACCTATTAGGTTTGCCATATTATTTTTTTGTTTTTACTTTGGTTAAATACGTTTTTAAACGATTTATATTTATTTGTTTTGGTTTATATGTTGCACTCATTATAAAACCCAGCCAGAAGGATTAGTATTTTTGTCTGGATCAACATCCGACCCCGAATTATTTGTATATTCTGGAAACAAATTGTTATTAAAACACATATAATCTACAAATCGTCTTGTATAATATTCAGAAAAATCTCTTTCTTTTTGTACTAAAAAATCTACGTCTTCTTTACTAACAGTATCAGAGTTTTCCGAAGTACCTTTAAAAATTCCGCCCGATTTAATTCGAAATGCTGAAAATGGTAAAAATTCAACCATTGCGAAGTGTATTAACATCGGTTGTATGTAATCGGTTACTAATGTTAAGTAGTTACCCGTTAAACCATCAACGCTAATTATATCAGCAGAGATTTTATCATATAATTTTGAACCTAAATAGTTTTGTATATGTATTTCTTGTGCGATTTTCACATATTGAATAAAAAGATCAGTATCGGTTGAACCCGAGATGATACTATTCTTCACTAAATCCGTTCTACTAATAAATAATGCAGTTGCCATATTATCTTTTATTTACAAATCCGTTATTAGGCATGTCAACGGGTCTTTTAGACACATCTTTTGCGTTTATTTCGGGTTTAAATCCTTCTTTTTTTGCTTTATTTACGCTAATTGTAGGCACTAATGGAGAATTTATATCAATGCTTTTACCTTTTTGCATATATGTTTTTCTCATCCAATAATGATGACAATCCCCGCCTCCTTTATATAGCCAAATCGAATATTTATCAGCACCATCTAAACCCCAACCAGAGTTCACCGCTTTACTTCCCATCATAATAATGTCTTCTTTACGATATATCTTCTTTGCACTAACCATTTTACTGCAAAAATCTCTTGTATTTTCTCCAGAAACTAACGGAGCATATTGATAACGTACTTTAAACTTAACACCCTCAGCATTTTCCCCATCTTGAGAACTCTTTGCGTTTGGTCTTGCAGTTCCCGTAGTTGCAAAATTGTATATTTTAGACAGTAAACTCTGTTTTTTAGTGTTTAACTCTTGTACTTGATCATCTAATTCATCTTCTGAATCATAATCAACTTTTCTTTCGTCTATTAACTCCCAATTAGTTAAGTCCTCATCCTCTCCGTATTGCTCTAAATCAGAAAAGGCTTTACTTAGTTTCACTCCCGTTTCTTCTTCTCTTGTTTCCTTATCTTTTACGTTCTCTAAGTCTAAGAATTGAAGAGGTTGTAAGGTCTTAAAGTATAGGTTTAAAGCAATCCCATTAAAAGCAAGAACCCTATCAAAAGCATCTATTAAAAGATCTTGAAAAGGTGCTATTACAATGTTTTGCATTAAAATACTGGCATTTTCTAATTCTTCAGCATTATTCCCAAATCCCGTAGAATCTTTAATCCCCAATAACATCGGAGAAACAATTCTGTGAGAAATCATAATCTTCTTTTGTGATTCATCTGCTATTTGCTGATATAAATTATGTGCATCACTTAACTGAATCGGTGTAATCTCAGAAGATGATTCTTTCCCATCCGAAAAACTTAGAATGAATTTACCAGCATTCGAAGTACCGCCAAATTTAGATTGTATCTTGTTTTCTATTAAACGTTGTGCTTCTTCGTCTGGAACTCCGTTATTCATCGAGATTAACATACTCGGCGTCATGGAATTTTTTACATTGTTTAAATGAAATGTAGACAGTTCAGCCTCTATCTCTGCATAGCTTATTCCAGAAACATAGTCTGGTGTACTATAATAATACATCCCCGCCTCATAAGGCTTTACATATAATATCTCAATAGGTTTGGGAGTATCTGAAACACCAAAGGCTGCAATTCGTAAAGGGTCTTCACTTTGCTTTTTATTCGCCCAGTCTGGGTGATAATAATATGCTTGTACTTCTCTATCCTTAGAACTACATTTTTCCGCCCTTAATGTTTCGATTGGCAAGTGTTCGATTTTTTCAATAGTTTTTTTATCCTTAGAATAAATAACTTGCATTGCACATTGACCCGCCAACTTTAAATCATAACTCAATCTTCTTACAACATCCTTTCTAAATAAAGAAATCATACGAGCATACGCTTCTGGCTTTCTTGAGCTATCTGTTGCGTCTAATCCTTTACCAAATATCATTTGAGAAACCCCAATAATACAAGCTCCAGCAGTCGCACTTCCATTAGCTTTGTTTATAAGGAAAGAAAAATAATCATTGTTTGCACCAAATTCCACCCACTCATTTGTTTTAGATTCGATAATTTCTGGAGTTTGGTAACTGCTTAAACTAACAAGACTAATTGCTGGATTTCTCTTTGTTGGTACGTTTGGTTTTCTGTATTTATTTATGTTTTTACTCATAAGATTATAAAATCGTTATTACCTCCCTTTTCTTTATACTCATCTTTGTTGATTGTATAGTATTCATTATTAGATTGGTTTGTTGATTGGATTGTACAAAAGACTTTATCTCTGTAAATGATATCGGAATCAGTCACAACACCTTGCCCGTTGAATATTTTTAAATCGTAGAAACGTCCTTCGTTTAATTCGAAGACACTTGATAACTGAATATAATTACCAACCTTAGTCCCATTTATTAAAATAGTTTTGGTGTCATTTGTACTATCATCACGTAAAGTGAGAGTTATTGCGGTTGCATATATTCTCGGAATAATCTTTATCGTTTGTACATTATTATTCGGCAATAAATGTTTCATATATATATAATAGATTAATCGTTGTTTTTTGTTATTAAAAGCAAAAAAAAAAAGGACACTCAATTAAGAATGCCCTTTTCAACTAAAAAAAAGAAAGAAAATTATGCGTTTGGATCGATTTGAGTCGCACTCTCATTTGCAGTAACAACCGTAGAAGTTACAAAGAAAGCTGGATCTGATTCCATCGCTTCCATGCTTAAAGTAAATCCACTCATATCACCCATATTTGCCCCAGATACGATAGTCCCAGAAACCACTTCAGTTCCATTATCTTTACCTAAAAGAATAAAATTAGAATTATAGTCTTCAACCACTACTATTGGTCGTGCAACTGATAATAATTTAATTTGTTCTTGTGTTGCTTTATCTAAAATAGGTAAAGTTAAATTTAACGCTTGTGTTGTAAACGTTGTCCCGTTTTCTCTCGAAGATGTAATAGTCTGCTCGAGAGTAGAACTACCTTTAAGATCGAATTTAAAAAATACTGGTGTTCCAGTTATTGCGGTGATTTCTCCGTCTACGATTGTAGTTGTTCCCAACGTACCATAATCCGCAAAGTAAACCGCTTTCAAGCCTCCGACAGATGATTTACATCCTAAAGCTCTACCACTTGTTAATAAACATGCCATTGTTTTGTGTGTTTTAAGTTATTAAAAAAAGGGTAAGCAGATGAACAACCTACCCTTTATTATTATTTATTTATTTTGATTAAGAATAGTAAACGATGTCTTCAACTACTGAGTAATTTACTCCCGCAGAATATCTCATTATAAATCTCACATTTTGAGAACCATCTAAATCAGCCATATCTAAAACTTTTACTTCGTTGTGGTCAGATAATAAACCCGTTCCGAAATATAAGTTAGATTTTAAAGTTGATATCATTGTATCATCTGCTAAACCATTACAAGCAACCACTTTTACACCATCAAAATATTGAATGTCAACATCTTGATTGTTTCCTTGTGCGTTTACTCCATTTGCTCCAACTCCGTTTGCTTGAAAACCACCTAATGATCTTTTATAAGCTCGGAAAATATTCTGAGAAACATATATAAAAAGCTCTTCGTTAGAATATAAAGAAGCTGGAATTGCGTCCACTACTTTTCCTAATTCTGCTATTACATTTGCAGCATTAACACCACCAGCAACCTTTGCGATATCTTGACCCGATGGTAAAGTATCAGCAGTTAATAATGTTGCAAAACCATCAAAAGCTCCAGCTCCAGCAGTTCCACTCCATATATCTTGCTCAGTTTTTTGTGCTACTTTTTCAGCCATTAAACCGATAAAGTAATCAGAGAAAGTCTTTGGTAAGTTCTGATTTAAAGAACTATAACCCATAGAAATCGCTTCAAAATCGCTCATAAATGGGGTCTTACAAAGTTCAAGATTTACTTGTAATTGTTTAGGTTCTAAGATTCTTTCTGTTAAAGTAACAGTTGAAGTATCTGCGAAATCACAAGTAGAGTTTGCAACGATTCCGTCTATTTCAACTCTTTTTAATACTTGTTTAAATTTTACATTTGGTTTAACCTCGATTAATCCGTTTGCAATTGTGTTACCGCTTAAAAGTGCCGATGATACGTATGATCCCGCGAAACTTCCGCTGTAACTTGATGTAATTGATACTGTTGTAGCCATTTTTATTTATTGATTATGTTAAAAATTCTGTTTTGTACTGTGTTTTTACCTTTTTGAGAATAAAGATTTAATTCTTTTGTTGCAGATAAGTTTTCTGGATTATGTGATATTCCTTCAACTTCTGATAATTCAACTTTTTCAGCTGATAATTCAACAACTTCTTCAACTTCAACTTTTGAAAGTTTTAGTTCGTTAATCTCATTACGTAGTTTTTCAATTTCAGAAAAGAAAGTTTCTTCGCTAATTGATTTTACAACCTTTTTAGGTGTTGCAGTTTCAGTCGCTAACTCTTCTTCAACTACTTCTTCAATTACTTCTTCTTCAACTGCCTCTTCTTCTTCAGTTCCAGCTTCTTTGATTTCAGAAATAATACCTTCTTCTTCAACTACGATAATCATGCCTTCCTCAACTTCATACTCTCCAATTGGTACGCTTACTCGCTCTTCGTCTGCAACGACAAAAACCTCAGCTCCAACTTCAAATACTTCCGCTTCAAAAATAGCACCATTATCAAGTTTCATTTGCTCAAACTTTACTTCGATACCGAGTAAGGTTCTAACTTTGTTTAATGTTTCTTTTGTATTCATATATATATAATAAAATTAAGGATTAATTTTGCATTTTCGTTTTCATTATTATTCTTCTTGCTTGTAAATACTACCTATTCCTTGCCTCCAATGTTCACGATCTTCACAAGTTTCGCAATCACATTCTTTTAATGTGTAAGTATTTTTACAATAACAATAAACCGCTTTCATTATGATAATAGTTTTTTAAGTTCGTCCATTACAGATAAATCTTCTTGTAACTCTTCGTTTGGTCTTTCTAATTTATCCGCAAAAAATCCTTCAATACTGAAACCGTTTAAAATCCCTTTTTTAGCCATTTCATAAACCTCATCATTATCACATTTCATAGACCCCATCCATGAACCTACGGGAACATCTAAACCATACAAAGCTGACTTATCTTTTTCTTTGTCCTCTACGATCCACGATTCTACCAATGTCAATCCTTCTAATTTGCCATCATGCTCTAAGGTTGAATTTGATTGGTTACCATTCTGTAAATACATTTGTGAGGCTTTTAAAACAGTATCAGCCGAAAAGAATACATAGTATTCATCCTCTCCGTTACGTCTATAAATTGGCTTCTTAGGGATTAACAAAGCGCCCATTAATAAACGCTTCTCTTTGCTTATTTCAGCAAGTTTAATCTCTTGGTTTTTTAAAGCAATGAAAGGAGATTCGATGGCTGGAGAATTTACAACCGAAATAGCCTCTACTCCGATTGCTTCGTCATCATCTAAAATTAATTCTATTATCTTCATAATTATATAATGTTTTTTTTGTTGTTTTTTGTATTTTAAATTGATGCACCGCTAATTATATTTCTATCTAACTCTTGAGAAGTAGATATATCCCCAGAAACTACAAACGCTTGTACGGGTTGTTGAGATTGCCCACCGATTGCACTTGCTAACTGATCGGTACTACTTGCACCGACAACATTGAACGCTGGAGGCAAACTCGGAACGCTTGGAATATTTGGAGCTGAACCGCCACCCGAAACAGTTGGAACAGAACCCGCTCCACCTTGTCCACTTGGATTTATACTTTTTATAGCTGAGATGTTTTTAAGAGCAACCGCACCCGCTAAGGCAGATTGTACAATTGGATATGCTGGAAAAACCGCAGTAATCGGAGATTTTTGAGCGGTACTATAAGCATTTTGCACCCCTTCAACCCCACTAATGGTAGCACTCGCAATCGCCATAGCTTTTCCTATCTTACTATCTTTACCCGCTAATTGAGAAACTTGATTTAAGGTATTTTTCGCATCCCCTAAAGTTTGTTGCATTTTTAACCTATCTAAATCAGCTTGAGCTTTTGCGAATTTTTTACGTATTGCTTCTTTTTGCTTTTCAGTACCACCTAATAAATGAAGTTCAGCAAGTGCTTTCGCTTCTTGTCTTTTTAAATCTTGTTCATCCCTACCTAATTGAGCTTCTAAAAAAGAGGCTAATTTTTCTTTAGCTAATTGCTCTTTATCATCGTTTTTCTTTTTTTCTGCATCCGCCTTTATTTTGTCTTTTTCGTCAAATATTGCTTGTTGATTATCTTTAGCAATTTCGCCTTGTTCTCTTAATAAAGCTTCTTCTTCTGATTTTTTACCAAAAAACTTTCGTGCAAGTTTAATCCTATTCTCATACGCTCTTTTGATTTTTAAAAGAACTTCTTTTCGTCTATCATCTTCTGTTAAAATTGATCCTTTTCTAATCTCTTCTAAAGCTTTAGCACGTTCCTTTTCCGCTTTTAATCTTATTGCAGTTTCGTCTTCGGTTTCCTCAACAACAGTTGTTATCTTGGTTTCTTTTGCTTTTTTTACAATTACCTCTTCTTCAATACCAAGCTTTTTAATTAGATCATTTTTACCTTTTAATAATTTGTTACCTTTTTCTTGTTCATCATTGAAATTTTTATCCGCTTTGTTTAATGCGTTTGTTTGTTGCGTTAGTCTGGCGGTTTCTTTATTTAAGTTATTTAATCC